ATGGCAAAAAAAGCAACACCAAAAAAAGATAAAGATGGCAACGAGATTTTAGATTTTGACCCTGCGGAACTATGTAAACAAGTTGTTATAGGTTGGGAAGAAGTTTTTATTACAAATGACAAAGGAGAAGAAGAGGAAGTACCTTTTAATAAACAAAATTTAGAAAACTTATTAGAGATCCCTTTTTTAAGTACATATTTAACAAAGTCATTTTACGAAGGTCAAACAGGTAAAAAACTAAAAAACTTAGAGGGGCAGTAGATCACTTAATAAATGGCGGAGTTGAAGACAAATCCCACGACGACGCTGCTGTTTTAGGTATCAAAGGGCTGCCCAAAGAAAGGAAAGAAAAGGATTTTGAAGTGTGGGAAGAGAATTGGGAGTCTGTAATGTTTTTTATAAAAATGATGACGCAGTGGCGAACCACTATGGGAGGTGTGATAGGTTTAGATTATTCTGTTTTACAAATGCTATTTGACTTGTATGATATAGATAATCGCCAAGAAATTTTCGAGAATATACAAGTCATGGAACAGGAAGCAATGTTACACATGAATAAAGAAAGGAAAAATAAATAATGGCTTTAAATCTAGATACAACTTTTAAACTAAAAGCAAAAGTTGAGGGCGCAAGATCTGTTCAAGATTTTAAAAAACAATTATCTGGTTTAGATAAAAGCTCAAAAATGAGTAAAGCCCAGTTGGGCAAAATGAATATAGAAATAAATAGGATGGCGAGGGCTGCTGGTAATACAACAAAAGGACTAAGAAACCATATCAAAGCACTTACTTTATTAAGAGAAAGAACTGAGATTGGTGGTCGTGCATATAAAAGACTTGGAAATCAAATAGATCAACTTAAAAAGAAACTTAAAGGATTAGACGGACAAGCAGCAAGCACAGGAACAAAGCTTGCTTCAATGCTTGCTACTGTTGGAGTTGGTCGTGCTATACGAGGAGTTGTAAGAGGAGCATCAAACTATCAAGAAGAAGTTACAAAAACTGCTGCTATAGAAGGAGGCGGTGCAAACTTTGCACAAATAGACGAAGGAATAAGAGCAACAGCGTCAGTAGCTGCGGGAACACCTCAAGAAGTTGCAGAACTAGCAACAGAATTAGCAAGAATGGGAAGAAGTGCTGACGAAATTACTGGAAGCCTTAATGGAATAGTTTTAGGAGCTGAGGCAACATCTACAAGCTTTGCGGATATGGGTCGTATTGTTGGTAACACTATGACAGTTTTTGGAATTGAGACAGAAAAAACAGAAAGAGCTGTTGATATTATGACCGCTGGTGTTAATAATTCTGCACAAAATATGTTGATTTTAGGCGAAGCCATGAAAATGGCTGCGCCAACGGCATCAAATTTAGGGCTAACTCTCAATGACACAGTTGCAACTTTAGCCTTACTTGCAAATGCTGGTATTAGAGGAAGTGAAGCTGGTACTGGTTTAAAAACTGGTTTACAAAGACTTCAACTTGCTGCTTCGGGTGCAAAAGGAGAACTCTTAAATATTACAAGGGGTTCTAAAATGTTAACAACAGCCATGGAAGAATTAGGAGCTGAAGTTTTAGATGCCGAGGGAAACCTTTTGCCTATGGACGAAACATTAAAAAAATTAAGAGACAATATGGCGGGTCGAGGTAAAGGTGAACAAATGGAAATCTTAAAAGCATTATTTGGTACAGATCAAGGATCTAAATTTTTAGCATTAATAAACAATAGTGATGAAAAAATTGATGCAATGTTCTCGAAAATAAGAAATAGTGCAGAAGTTACGCAGAGAACAAGAAAAGCAATGGAAAGCTTTGGCCTTACTACAAAAATTTTAGGAGGTAACTTTGAGATCGTTACTAATAATATAGGTGCTGCTATGATTTCGGTTCTACATCCACTTGCAAAATTATTAAATGGTTTTTTAACTTTAACATCAGGATTACCAGCACCTATTCAAGCTATTGGATCTGCTGCTGCTGCTGCGGGTATGGCTGCTACAGCCTTGGCAGTTGCGATAGGAAGTTTTAAAGCTCTTGGAGCTGTCGAGTTACTAAAGCCAATAATTTTATCACTTAAGGGGATGGCTCTAGGATTCTTAGGTGCTGCAAAAGCTGCTTTAATTTTTCTTGCTACTAACCCCTTTGGCTGGGCAATAATTGGAGTCACATTAATAATTGCGTTTAGAAAACAACTTGTTCAATTTGCAAAAAATATCGCAAAATTTGTTGGAGATTTTATTGAGTCTAAAAAACACATTATTGACAATATTATGGGAATTGGAAAAGGTTTTGTAAAAATGATAAATGAGTTTATTATTAAAACCTTAAACAAACTTTCAAAAATTCCAATAATAGGAAAAATTTTTGGTAAATACCTAGGGGCTTATAAAAAAATTGGAGAAATTGTTGTTGATATTTCCGACAAGGCTAGTGATGCTATTGGCAATGCAAAAGATATTATTGGCAAAGGCGTTAAAAAAGCTGGAGAGGTTACAGATGATGCTATAAATTTCGTAACAGATGGAACATCAAATATTCTTGGCGGTGGGAAAAAAGATAAAGCAGGGATTGATAAAGAGACAGGAGAAGAACAAAGCGAAGTTTTAAAAGGAATGAAACAAGGTTTAGACGACTACAAGAAAAAAGTTGAAGATGTAGCTGGAAGTATTAAATCAGTTATGGGTAATGCTTTGCAAGGCATGGAAGATGCTCTTGTAAATTTTGTAACTACAGGAAAACTTGCTTTTGGAGATTTAGCAAGATCCATAATTAACGACATGATAAGAATTGTTATACAACAAGCAATTATGAAACCTTTTACTGGTTGGTTAAGTGGTATTTTTGGAAGTGCTGACGGAAATGTAATTGCTGGAGGGGAAGTTCAAAAATATGCTTCTGGGGGCATAGTCCGAAGACCCACCTATTTTCCCATGAAGAATGGAATGGGTTTGATGGGGGAAGCTGGAGCTGAAGCGATTATGCCTCTCTCAAGGGGTAGGAACGGCAAGCTAGGGGTGCAAGCTTCTGGAGGAATGGGAAATGTAGTTGTAAATGTTGACGCTTCTGGCTCGAATGTAGAGGGAGATGAGGCACAGAGTAGAGAACTAGGTAAAATGATAGGAGTTGCGGTTCAATCCGAACTTATAAAACAAAAAAGACCGGGAGGCATACTTGCTTAATTATGGCAAACTTTAATACTGAGGTAAATTTACAGCCAAACTTTGGAGTCCTAATTACACATAAACCAGTAAATAAAACACTTAGATATGCTGACGGTTACGAACACAGATTAAATTTTGGAATAGCTGCACATCAAAATCCTAGATTTGTAACTTTACCCTTTAACGATATAACAGAAGCGGAAAGCGATACATTAATAAATTTTTTAAAAGCTAGAAATGCTGACAATGCAAGTTTTGACTATACTCCTCCAAACGACACGATTGGAAAATTTGTAGTTGATGGAGAATATCCTAAACGTATAAATTATGCTGGATTAGCCTCAGTGACAGTTACTTTTAGAGAGGTATTCGAGCCTTGACGGCAGCAACTGTATGGTCTGCGGGGGCAAGTCTCTCACTTAATACCATTATCGCCTCAACTTCTGGCGCAAATGGTATGTTTTTTCGTGTCACACAAGCTGGCACAACTGGAAGCAGTGAACCAGAATGGTCGAAGGAAGTAGGCGCAACAGTTTATGATAATAATGTTACTTATGTTTCTTTTAGTAGTACTTTTGACGAGATAAGTAAAATAAATCCCTCTGCTATTATCGAACTTTTTGAGTTAGAACTATCTACTGCAATACATGGCTCAAATGATGTATATAGATTCCATAATGGAAGTAGTTTAAATGCAAACGGTCAAATAACTTGGAAAGGAAATGCTTATTTTAGGTTTCCAGTGCAAGCAGAAGGATTTGCTTATCAAAGAGGACAAATACCCAGACCATCTTTATCAGTATCAAACTTATCTAGTAATCCAAGCATATCTGCGCTTTTATTAGCAGTAAATACAGTAACTGCTGGAAATGACTTATCTGGTGCAAAAGTTACAAGAATAAGAACATTGTCAAAATATCTAGATGCAATTAATTTTGCAGATAATACAAACTCTACAGCAGATCCAAATGCTGAGTTTCCAAGAGAAATTTATTACATTGATAGAAAAACACAGGAGACAAGAGAGCTTGTAGCTTGGGAATTAAGTGCAGTTTTTGATTTAATAGGTATTCGTGCGCCTAAACGTCAATGCACAAGGAGCCTTTTCCCTGCTGTTGGTACATTTAAGCAATGAATTGGAAAGAAGCTGCACTTTCTCACGCAAAAGAAGAAGACCCAAAAGAAAGCTGCGGTTTGCTTTTAAATATCAAAGGTAAAGAAAAATATTTTCCTTGTAGAAATTTATCCCTAAATAATAACCAGTGTTTTATGATTGATCCCGAAGACTATGTTCGTGCCGATAATCTTGGTCAAATTATTAGCGTCGTGCATAGTCATCCAATTACTCCACCAACCCCAAGCCAAGCAGATCTAATAGAGTGTGAAAGAAGTGGTCTAGCGTGGCATATAGTAAATCCAAAAACTGAACAGTGGGGTTTCTGCAAGCCATCAGGTTATAAAGCTCCATTATTAGGAAGGCAGTATGTTTTTGGGGTTACAGATTGTTGGTCATTAGTTAGAGATTGGTATAAAGAAGAAAAAAATATTGAACTAAGAGATTGGGAAAGACCTAAAACACATGAAGATTTTAATAAAGATCCAATGTTTGAAAGATGCGCTTGGCGTACTGGTTTTAGACAATTAAGAAATGACGAAAAACTTGAGGTTGGAGATTTAATATTTATGAGTATTATGGGTAAAGGTTTAAATCATGTTGCTGTTTTTCTTGGCAACGAAGTTTTACATCACTTAGCCGATAGGCTTAGTTGTAGGGAACCTTATTCCGAATGGTTACAAAAATGTACTGGAGGGAGGTATCGTTATGTTTCGTAAGATCAAACTATATGGAAAGTTAGCAGAATATACTGGCCACAAAGAATTTGAAGTAAATAGTAATGCAGTAAAAACTCCACTTCAAGCAGTTAGATTTTTAACATCTAATTTTAAAGGGGTAGAGCAACATATAAGTCAAAATAATTATCAAGTAAAAATTGGAGATAATTTTATTACAGAAACAGAATTAAATTTCCCTTTAGGTTTAAGTAATATTCATATAATTCCAGTTATAGAAGGCTCTGGAGGTGTTGGGCGTATTATTGGAGGAATAGCTTTAATCGGTTTAGGTATTGCATCAGGGGGCGTTGGTTTCAGTTTATTTACAAAAGCAGGGTGGGCTGGAGCTGCATTCAAAACTAAAGCTTTAATTTATGGAGGTGGACTTTTAGCTTTAAGTGGGGCTTCTCAATTATTAGCACCACAACCACAAACGCCTGACTTCCAATCGTCGCAAGATCCACGCATTTCGTTTAATTTTAGTGGCATCCAGAACGTCACAAGGGCTGGTACTCCAATTCCGATCTGTTATGGAGAAATTTTTGTTGGATCTGTGGTAATTTCTGCCCAAGTTGATACGGAGCAAGTACAAGGATGACAAAAAAAATACAAGGTTCTGGTGGCGGTAGGCCAAAAGCACAAAGACAACCCACAAGAGTACCAGACACACTTCACAGCAAACAATTTGCGACAGTACAAGATTTGCTTGGAGAAGGCGAAATTGAGGGTTTTGCTACTGCATCTAGAGAAAACAGAACACAAGGTCAAGCAGCTTATAATATTGCTTCTTTAAAAGACGTATTTCTTGACGATACACCTGTAATTAAAGAAACAGCTGACTCTACAAATCCAGCAGCAGGGGATTACAATTTTGAAAATGTTACTTTTGACTCCAGATTTGGTACAAGTAATCAACCAAAAATTGGAGGAATTGTTGACAGTGCTGGCCAGCCTATAAATGTTGGATTAGAGGTTACAAAAGCAAGTAACGGAATAGTGCAACAAATACAAGCAACAGGGGGCGGAGGTATTAACCCATCAGCTTTAACAGTTACTTTAACTTGGCCACAAATACAAGTTTTAAAAGATAACGGAGATGTTTTAGGAGATACAGTTGATTATCAAATATTTGTGGAATATAACAATGGAGGTTATCCAGCAACACCTCAAATAGAATCGAGTGTTCAAGGTCGTACTGGAGATGCTTACCAAAGAGATCACAGAATAGAAATTACAGGCGATTTCCCTGTCAACGTAAAAGTTGTTAGGTTAACAGACGACAGTTCATCAAGTAGCGTTGTAAATGCTTTTATTTTTACAAGTATTACAAAACTATTTGATGTAACTTCGACTTACCCTAACTCAGCATATACACAGCTCAGAGTAGATGCAGAGCAATTTAGCAATTTTCCAAATAGACGGTATAAAATTAGAGGTATCAAAATCAGGATTCCGGGGGCTGGTGCAAATAATTCTGGAACTCCTACCGTTGACAATAATACTGGAAGAATAATTTATCCCGATAATTATATATTTAATGGAACAATGCAAGCAGCGACGTGGTGTTCATGTCCGGCAATGGCATTGCTTGATATTTTAACAAGTGTTCGTTATGGATTTGGCGATCATATAACAGACGACAATTTAGATCTTTTTAGTTTTGTAGAAGCATCAAAATATAACAACGAGCTTGTAGACGATATGACAGGAACAGGAAACAAAGAAGCAAGATTTAGCCTTAATGTAAATATACAAGCATCAAATGACGCATACACTTTAATAAACGATATTTCTGGTGTTATGCGTTCTCAGGCGGTTTGGTCGAATGGTGCAATACAACTAGCTCAAGACAGACCTACAGACGCAAGTTATTTATTTAACTTAGCTAATGTTGACGAAAATGGGTTTAGTTATACAGGAGCAAGTTTAAAACAAAGACACACTGTCATTTCTGTAGGCTATTACAATATGCTTGCTCAAGATATGGATTACGAGGTTGTAGAGGCCGATACAGCAACTCAAAATAAATTTGGAATTATTACAAAACAAGTTAAAGCATTTGGAGTAACATCAAGAGGTCAAGCGCAAAGATATGGAAAATCTATATTATTTAGCGAACAAAACGAAAGTGAATTAATTACTTTTACAACTTCTATTGATGCGGGTTCTATAGTAAGAGTTGGTTCTGTTATTGACGTTAACGATCCAGTGAGGGCAGGGGCAAGGCGTGGAGGAAGAGTAAAAGCAGCCACAAATACAACTATAACTATTGATGCGCCAGCCGATACAACAATTTCGCAATTAAATCAAAACGTAAAAATTAGCGTTATGTTGCCTGATGGCACTGTTGAAGTTGGCAATGTAAGTAGTATTTTTGGTGCAGTTTTTACTGTAAGTAGAGTATTTAGAGCAAATGGAACAGAAGGCACAGGATTTTCACAAGTACCATTAGTTAATAGTCCTTTTTTAATTACAAGTGATGATCTAGTTACACAAAAATTTAGAGTTATTTCGGTAGAAGAAAATGAATTGCAATATACAATACAAGGTCTTACATATATAGAAGGCAAGTATGACAATATTGAGCAGTCTATTACTCTGCCAGAAATAAAAATATCGAATTTAAATGACCCGAAAGATCCACCCCAAGGTCTAAAGGCAGAAGATAAAATTGCTGTTATCAATAATGTTGCAGTTGCTAAGATATTTGTCTCATGGCAGCCAGTTCAAGGTGTTACGCAATATCAAATAAATTATCGTAAAAAAAATGGAAACTTTACAACAGCAGTTGTATTAAGACCCGATTTTGAAATAGTAAATTCCGAAGAAGCACAATATGAAATACAAGTATATTCTTTTAATGCTGGCTTAAAAATATCAAATACCCCATCAGTTTTAACCCATAACGCAACAGGAAAATCTGCTGCACCGTCGGATGTAACTAATTTAACTATTGAGCCAGTATCTAAAGATTTAGTAAGACTACGCTGGGATAAATCAACTGATGCTGATGTTGTACATGGAGGTAGAGTTTACATAAGGCACAGCAATAAAACTGATGGAAGTGGATCTTTTCAAAACTCGACAGACTTAGTTCGTGCTATTGCTGGAAGTTCAACTGAGGCTGTCGTGCCTTCTTTGGAGGGAGAATACATACTAAAATTCCAAGATGATGGTGAACGCTTTAGTCGTGGAGAAGCAAGTGTAATTGTTGATTTACCAGATACGGTAAAAGAACTGTTAGTTAAAGATCAACAAGAACAAACTGGAAGCCCTTTTGCTGGAACAAAAACCAATGTATCTATAGTAAATACAAATACTTTGCAATTAACTAACCCAGTAAGTAACTCTACAGGTAGTTATGAGTCTGATTACACCTTAGATTTAGAACATACATATTCAATAAAACTTAAAAAGCATATACAAACTGTTTCTTTTTATAGCGGTAATAATATTGATGATAGAACAGAGAACATTGATACTTGGGAAGATTTTGACGGTAGTGCTGCAAATAGCACAAACGTGCAAACACTTGTCAGAACTACAACAGATAATCCAAGTGGATCGCCAACATATACATCTTATAATCAATTTGCAAATGGAACTTTTCGTGGCAGGGCTTTTCAATTTAAACTTTTACTATCAACACAAGACACTGCTCAAAATGTAGTTATACAACAAGCAGGGTTTAAAGCTATTTTTGAGACAAGAACAGAAATCGGCTCCTCAACATCTGGAACTTCTGCAAAGTCGATTACATTTGATAATGCTTTCTTTACAGGTACAAATAGTTTAGGAGGTTCAAATACTGCATATTTGCCTAGCATTGGAATAACTATTACTAACGCACAATTTAACGATCATTTTCGATTAACAAGTATTACTGCAACTGGTTTTACTATTGAAATAAAAAATAGCAATAGTTTTGTAAATAGAAACTTTACTTATCAAGCTGTTGGTTATGGTAAAAGAGTGTAAGATGGAGGAAAACGAAGTTTAATGTCTCAAGTTGCAGATTATGATGTTGCTAATGCTGCGGGTAATGTAGTAAGAGCTGAACTTAATTTAATATTAGATGCAATAAAAACTTGTAATGCAGGTACGCAAAATAATTTAGGAACTACAGGTCAATGTCAAATTTTTGCCGATACAACTAATGGAAAATTAAAAATAAGATCAACAGGAGGTCAAGATGCTGCTGCACAAGCGACATTTTTTGAGATAGGAGATTTAGACACTGCGAACTTGGGTTTACTTCCAAAATCTGGAGGAACATTAACAGGAACATTAACAACAAATGACGTAACTTTTGCAGGGGATAACCATAACGTAGTTTGGGATAAGTCTGACAATGCTTTTGAGTTTGCAGATAATGCAAAAGCACTTTTTGGAAGTAGCAATGATTTAGAAATTTTCCATACAAGTGGAGGCGGGGGTCAATCGGTTATAAATGAAAACGGCAGTGGAGATTTAGTAGTACAAGTAAGCGGATCAACAAAACTTACTTTTTCTACTGGTGGTCTTGCTTTAAATGGTGGTGCTGCTTCAAATATTGCTGCATTATCAGATGGGGCAACAATAACTATAAATATGGCTACTGCTTGCCATCATTCTGTTACTTTAGGTGGCAATAGAACTTTTGCTGCGCCAAGCAATCAAGTAATCGGACAAAGTGGATCTATATTTATCAAACAAGATACCACTGGATCTAGAACTGCATCATTTAATGCTGCCTTTAAATTTCCTAGCGGGATTGCGCCTACCCTATCTATAGCAGCTAATGCTACAGATAGAATTGATTATATAATTCAAGCAAATGGTGTTATCCATTGTTCCATCACATTAGATATTAAGTAAATGGCTATTATTCCAGCAAAAAAGAACTTCACCGTTGATAGAAGAGCAGATTTTTCTTTGCGTTTAACTTTTAAGGATGGGAATGGAGATCCTATCAACTTAGGAGGTTATACTGTTGCCGTTCAATGTTGGGATAAACCAAGAAAAACAAAATATGCAGATTTTACTGTTGCATATACAAACAGAGCTGGCGGAATTGTAGATATATCTTTAACAGATACACAAACAGCAACATTCAGACTAGATGAATTGCAATATGATGTATTACTAACAGATGGATTGGGTAGCAAAAACTATTATTTAGAGGGTACACTATTTATAAGTGAAGGTTACACATCTTGAGCAATCCAAACCAAGTCGTTGTTTCTCAGATTGATTCGGTAACAACCGTTGAAATAACTACGGCCGGACCGGCCGGGCCGGCTTCTGCTGGCTTTGTTTTTAATGGCGACGCTAAAGTTGATGGCTCGATCCCTGTTTACAACAGTTCAAACGAAAGATTTGAAGCCACTGCTACACACACCGTTTTAAAACTTGTTGACGGTGGTAATTTCTAACATTATTAGTATTATTGGACTAAAACATTATGGCTAACACAATTAGACAAAAGAGGTCAACTGGTTCATCAGCTCCTACCAGTTTGGCTAATGCCGAGTTAGCACACGCAGAAGGCGCTGATATTTTATTTATTGGTAAAGGAACCGGCGGAGCTGGAGGATCTGCAACAACTATTGAAAAAGTTGGTGGTAAAGGTGCTTTTTGGGATAAAGATACAGTAAGAGCTGCTAACTCAGTATTATCCGGACCGGGTTCTGGAAGTGATGCAGCTCCTACCTTTAGAGCTTTAGTTGCTGCTGATATACCGTCTTTAGGACACGATAAGATAAGCGATTTTGATGCTGGAGTTAGAGCAAACAGACTTGACCAGATGGCTGCGCCTTCTGCCTCAGTTTCTCTTAATAGTCAAACAATTACAAACCTTGCAGAACCGGTTAACGCAAGTGATGCAGCAACTAAATCCTTTGTTGAGTCTACTGCACAAGGCTTAGATGTGAAAGATAGTTGCGTTGCAGCTACAACAGCAAACATTACTATTGCAACTGCTTTAAATAATGGAGACAC